TAAGGACTGCTCCCATTGACATATATGAAGTTGTAAGGTGTGCTACTTTCTCAGGGATATAGTTTACTTCAGTTCTTACATCTGAACCTACACCCATACCTAGAGATGATTTATGGAAAGCCATTGTGTGTCTATCTGTTGAACCAGATGTTGGTAGACCACTAAAGCCCATCCACATGAAAGACAACCATCTTTTAGCTGTCATGCCACCTTTGTAAGGTAGATCTGCTTCTCCGATATATTCAGCTCTTGAGAACTGGTCAATATCTAAAAGATCAGACCACTGTTTTGGACCGACTACCCAGTATCTTTGTCCATCATCTGGAACATCATTGTTTCCAAAGATTTCAAAAACATTCTGAGCTTTGTCTAAGTTCATACCAGTAGTTGAACCAGCAGAGTTATTAGCTAATGCTGTTGCACTACCATCAAAAGTATCAGTAACGATCTCATCAGTCTTACGACCTAGAGCATATGCAGCATTTTGTGCTACGATATTTCTTTCGTCAATGTTTACTTTTAGTTCGTCTAGTTTGTCCACATAATCAGCGGCATAAAAGTCTGATAGTGTTGCAGTTACATTTGAGTGAACAGAGTTCATAGCGACAACCTCGGCGTGTCTTGCTTTAGTTGAAGCAGAACCTTTTGCTACTTTTTGAAACTGAACAGTACTTCCTTTTACATTACTGACATTACGGACCATGTTCTTGAGCTTACTGCCCATTCTTTGATAAGCCATATGCACTTCTGCTTCGAACTGCTTAATAAAGGCTTGGTCTATTGTTGCTGTCATTTTTTACCTTTCGTATTGTTCTAATCCAAGTTGTCGTTATAAACTTTTGTATGTTATCCAAACTGGGCATATTCCAGTCTACTTCGGCTTGTTAGTTGAGATATATTATATTTTTAACATCTTTACAAGACAAGATGATGGAAAAACATTGACATCAGCATATGTATATGATCCATCATCCTCCTCAATATATGAGGCAAAAGTCTTGATATGTCTTTGATTCTTTGAATAAAGGAAGGCTTCTGTAGTTATTTCAGCTGGTTTTATGAACTCCATATCACTTTTAGACATCCATTCACTATGTCCTGTAGGATCTTCCCAGTGAAATCTATATTTCTTGTAAGGAAATACTTTCTTTTTATCCGTACTTTTTTTCATAAAGTTTTGTAACTTTATCGTAGTAAGCTGGATCTCTCCTTGATGGATCATAATATCTAGGATCACTCATCATAGATCTTAGATCTGTTTCTTCTAACTCAGCATCTACTACAGTATTTGCATTAGGTAATGGTTTGCTCTTAGTAATATTCATTATTTCTTCTATAGCTTTCACACCTTCAGCTGTTGAAGCTAGTCTACTCATAGCATCATATGCTTCATTAGATAAATACTTCTTTGTCCATAGTTCTGCTGCTTCTAATCTAGATTTAGCATTATCGCCGAGTTCTTCCATTTCACTTTTAAGATTAGGTAGTCCAGCTATTTCATTATTAACAAAAGCATTAACACCTCTGTTAAATACATCTTGTGATAGATTGTTTTCTCTACAAATATTTGACCATTCTTTTAATAGTTCCTGATCTTCATTAACTTCTATATTAACTTCTTCTGGTATTTCAGGTAAAACAATCTCATATTTTTCAGGTATAGATGTTTTTGCTTCTTGTTCTATATCTGTTCTTATTTGTTTAGAAAGCTCATCTGTTCTCATACCTAACTTTTTTTCTAAAGAATTGTATGATGCAGATAATTCTTCTACTTTAATTTCGTTTCTATCTGTATCCCAAAACTTTTCAGGTACATACTCAGGTCTAGATACTTCTTGTTCTTTTTCTGTAGCTTGTACTGGCTCTTGTACTGATTCTTGAGTTTCAGTTTGTGTTACTTCTTCTGACATTAGTTCTCCTTATGTGTGTCTATTCTTTTTTTGAGTATAAAATATAAATATCTCATCCCCTCTAAATGTCTAAGCTGGTCATTTGTAATATCCCTACCAGCCACAGCATCTACTGTAATAGATTTTATGTAATTTAAAACCTTTTTTCCTAGCTCTGTATTAAATAATGCAGCAATATCAGCATTTAGTTCTATTTCTGATGCTTTTGATCTGCTAAATCCGTCTATTGAATGGTAATAACCCTCAGGTTTGTTGTGTAACTTCTCCCAAGCCACCTTGTCCTCCTTGCATTTGTTGCATTTGTTGTAGTTGTTGCATTTGTTGTATTACTTGTTGTTGTTCAGCAGCATCACGAATTAACTTTTCAGGTAAATTCATTTTTTCTGCTAAATATCTAGCTACTTCTTCTTGTTTAACAATTAAGTTTAGAACTTCTGGACCAAAAGTTTGTCCTAAAGTAGCATTAAATCTATTTACATCAGCAATATCTTGTTCATTCTGCGCCCTTGATAGTGGTGATTCTGGTATAATTTTAATTTCTTTGTTATCAATGCTAGGTATTTCGATTCTTCCTTGTTTTTTTAATATATAAATAACTCTTTTGATTAATGGTTGTATAAACTCTGACTGTAATCTACCAAATGATGATCCAATCTGTCTTGAAAGATCTGCCATTCTTTCTGCAACTTCAGTAGCAGACATAGGTGTACCTCTGGTTGGACCAAGTGTATCCATGTATAATGCTTTTCTAATATTGTTTCTCATATCTTCTAATACTAATTGTGCAACATCAAATCTTCCAGCACCTTGTATTGGTTGTAAACCTCTAGATCCTGGAGCTACAGGAATAATTGTTCCAGGTACTAAAGAAATATTATCTGTATTAATTACACCATCATCTTCTAACTGGTAAATACCAGATATATTCATCTGTGCATTTTCTAGTATAAGTTCTACAGTTAAGTTTGTAGTTTTGATTGCAGACATAGCATTAAATACTGGACCACGACCATATACTTCTCCACTTGCTTTGTTCCATCTAAAAGTAATAAATGGATTAGAACCAGCACCTTTGTATTGTTCTTTTACAATAATTGATTCATGTTCTGATATACAAACAATGTAATCATAAACTTCTTTATTAGGATCAGAATAATTACGCATTGTTCCTTCAATAACAGAAATTTTTTGGTCAGGATCATTTGTAAGTTGATTTAAAGTAACTTCATCAAGTTCTGCATTAGGATATAATACTTTTATATCTCCTAATCTAATTTGTCTTTTTCTGTATACACAATCTATTTTATTATTTGGTCCACTATTTAAAGTTACATGAGGTAATGGTATTGCATTAAATACAATAGGTTCTGATGATGTACCTTCATTGACAAGTAAACATCCAGTACCAATAGCACAATCCATAAATGCTTCATGTACTTCTTGGTTAAAATTAGAGTTATGTAAAACTTCAAATACATATTGTGTAATAGAATCTAGTTGCTCATCTATTTCAGGAGCAACATTTGCTGGTATCTCAATACCAGATTTTAGATTTATCCATCTACCAAAAGTAGGTGTAATACCAGCTTGTAGTCTAGAAGCAAATTCTTGTATACCTACTACAGCTGTTTCATCAAATATTCTATCTGTTCTTTTTTGACCTGGAGATTCATCATAAAATGATTCTCTGCCTGGCATAGTATATTCATAGGCTTCTTCAAACTTTGATTTCCATAATGTTTTAAGTGCATCTGATTCTGCATATTTTTTTAAAAACATTTTAGCAGACATTTCAGTATATGTATTTGCTGCTGATCTATAGTTATTATATTCCATTAAACTAAGAAAGTATTTCCAAATCCTCTATTTGATGTTGATATAAACTTTCTATCTCCTTTAGCTAACTCTCCACCTTTTAAACTAGCTAAATATTTTTTTCTTGCAGCTTCATTTTCTGCTCTAAATTCATTAGGATCTTGATTTCCCATTTCTGTTGTTTGATCAGATGTTTGATTAGAATCTTTAGTTGTTTGATTAGAACCAGATGAATAAGAAAACATTTGTTTATTTTTACTTAAATAATCTTGATATGGTTGTCTTGATTTATAATATAAAACACCTGGCATTACAGGAATACCAGCAAGTGCTGCTACTGCTGCTACACCTTGTGTAAATCTTTGCTGACTTTCAAACATTTGTTTTGATAAAGGTATGTTTATATTTTTAGTTCTATTGTAAACATCTCTTGCTTCAGAAGTAAAAACTAAACCTTTATCTGTTTGTACTCCAGCTGTAAACTGACCATCATCTCTCATAGTTCCTAAACCTTTGGATGCTAAATATTCATTTCTTGCTTGATTGTATTGAGAACCATACATTTGATTTGGAACTGTAGAAGATGTAAATCCTTTTGTAACTAATGTACCAGCTGGTGTGTTCATTACATTAGGACCAGTAATACCTAATTTGTTTCTTGCATACTTATCTGCTGCTTGTGATAAACCTATCGCTTTTGTATCTTTTTTTGATTGCTCCATTCCAGAAGCAACACTTCTATTAGAAGCTGCGTTTTGAGAACCCATTAAGTTTTTTCTCCATCACTAAAAAAACCTCCACCTCCAGCTTTTGAAAATAATGATCTCACACCTATCATTCCTTTACCAAATCTTTTCTTGTATCTTTTTTCTTCTGCTTCTAATCGTTTTTTTTCTTCTTCAGCTTTTTTACGATCTTCCTCCATCTGTTCTTCCATAGCTATTTCTGCTGCTGATTTTCTGTATTTTGGTGTTCTAAATATTCCCATTTCTTACATCCATTATTTACTAAGTATTTATATAACCCATGAGGTGTTATAATCAACCTATTAATACCTAATACCCTCATTATGACAGTTACGCAACTATTTTCTCTAAGCCATGCACCCTGAAATAATTTGAACTTTTCTCTCTGTAATGGGCATCTAAGTATGACACCCTTGTTATTCATAATGTAATCAATAACATAGGATATTTCTTCTCCTGATAATATCTTGACATCTAGTCTTTTGTGGATGTGTTCTACTGTAATCCATACATTCTTTGTATGGTCAAAAGCAAACATCCCACAATGAGCCATTCCTCCTTTTCTGAATATATGATACCACGATTCTAAAGGTGGATCATAAAAGAATACTAGCCACTCCTTCGGAAAATATCCCATTTACCTCGCTTATTTATTGATCCTCTTTCATATAGATTCCAAGTTTTGTAAACATTTGTAACGCCTTGTTTTTGTGGTCCTACTGTCAAAGATCTACCTTCTCCAGCACCTAACATCAAATATTGTAGTGCATCATGAACATGAGAGTATTTATTCTTATTAGGGCGATCTTCATATCTTTCTCCAGATGTTTGTATTCTTCTGTAATGATATCCTCCAAGAAACCCTTTTCTTAGCTGTTTACAGGATGGCGATAGTAAGAAACCACACTTACCATCAACCATCCTATTCAATGCAGCTTCTACAGATTCTATCCGTAGAGATACATCATTTGATGGAGCTGGGAAGGCTTGGATACCTTGCTGTCTAAGTATCTGAAAAGGAGTAGTTTCATCAGTCTGCGCCCTAAAATCACCAGCTGGATCACCAAATATTTTTAAATCTTTGTCAGCACAATGCTTTATTATTTCATGCTTTAACATTTCACTAAACTTAACTGTACCAATATCAAAACAAACTAACTCATGATTAATTATCCATCTACCATCAGGAAGTCGTTGTCCAAATACAGCTGATGGTGTTAGTCCAAAGTCTAGTCCAATGTATACTGTAGTATCTGCAAACTCTATTTCTCCACTAGCTATATGTGTATCTTCTCTAAATGAACCATAGACTAACTTTCCATCTTCTATAGTTCCTAATCTGTTTAAAACATAAACATCAATCCAAGATTTAGACTTTCCTCGTATGATATTTGGATAGTAATCTGGTGTAACATTTTTAATATTTTCTGCTCTATCATTAAGCTCATAACCTTTAATTTTATCATCTTCCTTTTTTTCTAACATACCTGGAGGTTGTACAAAAAATTTCCAGTTATCTGGTTTAACTAACATAACTGATTCTTCTTGTGATAGATGATCTGGTGGTGGTACTTCTCCTGACATGATAGACCACCAATGATCTTCATCAGGTGCGTTAGTATCTGCTATCACACCATACCATGTAGGTCCACCATCTTTTATGGCTGGGTATCTTCCGACACGCATAGTACACGCATCTACAATAGACTTAGGTATTTCTCTAGCTTCATTAATCCATACCCCTGTCAATTCTAATGATAGTAGTTTCTTTACATCTTCTGGTCTATCTAATGCTAAGAATATAACTTCTAATTCTATATCATTAATTTGGATATGATGTGTAAAAGGAACTGAGTAAGTAAAATTACCGAAGGTATTTTCTGGAAACCAATCTAACCATGTTTTCATGGTAGTAGTTTTTAACTGAGGGTTTGTATTTCTGATTACTGCCCATCTAGATTTTCTCTTTCCATCAGGAGATGGTTCTTGTTTAGCAGCTCGTCTAAATATTTCTATACAACAAGAAACTGATTTGCCTGATCCTACTGGACCTCGAACACCTCTAAAGAAGGAATTATCCTTCATAAAGGATTTAATTATTTCTCCAGGTGCTTTGTAATTTAATCCTGTCAAGCAATACCACGATCTACAGATAGTTTAATTAACTTGTAGATAGTTTCTGGTAAAAGAGAATCTATAAATTTATCAGCTTCATGATCTGAAAATCTTAGATCTTTAGGATAATGTTTGAAATGCTCCTTCTTCACTATCTTACGAAGTCTTTGACGATCCTCGTAAGATAGCTCCTCTGCGTATCTCATGTTTAATTAAATATTAATCCTAAGATTATTAGGACAGGAACAGCACATACAAATATTTTTGCATTTCTATTTAGCCTGTTCCATTTAGTTTTTACCCAATCCACTATGCCCTCGCTTTCTTTTTAGCTGTTGCTGATAGATCTTTAAAATGGACTAAAGGTTTACTAGATGCACTATGTGTTTTGCCTGAATGTAGTTTACCATTAGGCATTTTGTGAAATGCACCTTTATGTTCAGTACCATTTTTAAAGTAATGCTTTACACCTTTACCCATTACTTTTTCTTCTTACTAGTCATGATCTTTTTTTTCAAAGCTGTTGGTAGTTTGTTCTGTTTACCCTTTAACTTCTTAGATCCGTTAGTTTTTTTCATTCCATACATTAACTTACTCTCCTATATGCTCTTGTTTTTGCTGCAATAGATTTAGGTTGTTTAACAAACTGTTTACCTTTCCTACTGCCTTTTCTCTTTGCTCTAGTTGTAGCTGCATATTCACTAGCAGTCAATGACTTGATCGCAGCTTCTGGTAAGTAGCGTTCACCAGTTTTAGCAGATGGCTTTCCAGATTTAGTTCGCCATTTCTGCTTGGTCCATGCTTTTAGACTTCGTTGTGATTTGGCAAGAGCCATTATTTATAGCCGCCTCCAGCTTTCTTATAAGCTACAGCTAACATCTGAGCTTTTCTTGCCGACCATTGTCCAGGTTTTCCACCTTTGCTTCCAGACTTAATTCTTTGAAATATGCGTTTACGCATTGTGGGTTTGGTATAATTACCAGCTTTATTAACTGTACTCACCACTTCACCTTGTTTGCCCAATATGCTGCTGACATTGGTCCTCTCGCAATATTTTTTGCGTGTCTTGCCTTAAATGATTTTCTTTTTGCCTTCATTCTACTTGACTCCCCCTTCTTTGCTTTCCCAGCTGTTCCTGAAACAGAACCTACCTTCTTTCCTTGTTGTCCAAATCTAATTGTTTTTATTTGTCCACCTGACTTAGCCACCACTATGTGAGATTTTGTTTTATGACCAGGAGTTCTTTTAGGTTTATTAAAACCACTTACTCCAGCTCTCTTTAATCTAGGATCTGCCATATCTTAATCAGACTTTAATCCTTATCCTCCCATGCTTTTAAGAACAAATGATTGTTCAGCATCAGATACTGATGGTGATACTCTTTCTTCATTATTCTTATTTTTTTTAAATAAACTAGATGCCCACTTCTTAATACCATTAATAATTAACTTAGCCTGAATAGTATTAAAATTATCTTCATTCATCATCATAGCTTTAAATCCTAAAGCTCCACTATCTGATAAATAACCTTTTAATAATCTATTTTTATCATAGCCAATTTCACTAAACTTATTGACTTGGCTTTCAGATAAATCAGACCAGTAATCATTAAACGCATTAGTGGCTTTGTTTACTGCTGCTTCTTTTTTTTCTTTTATTTTCTTTGCTGATTTATACAGCGTTTTGTTAGCTCTAACCATATCCGAACCTTACTATAAAAAATATTTTTTTGAAGTGCTTTTTTTAACTATGGTGTGCGTAGAGGTGGTTATCACTCATGCTTCGCCCTGTTTTCCAACCCCCCATGCGTCTAGTCTAGATCTATTTTGATTGATACATTACCTGACAGATTATGCTGTACCTTGTCTGGTGCTTTCATGCCTATTCGATCCAGTAGATCCTTTGATGCTTCTAGTCTAACATACTCAGACTTACCATTTTGTATAAGGTGTAGTAATGTTGAGGATGCGTGGATAGAACCTAGACCTAACTTGTTGGATACTTCTTGCATAAGGTATGCTTGTACCTTTGGCAATCGTAGTGTCCGACTAGCTATTACTCTACCAGCTTCTCCCTTTGCATATCCAGCCTTTTGTGATGCTTCGGTTATGGTGCAATTACTAGCTACGAGGGTATCAACTAACTGCCTTTGTTTGTATGTAAGACCGTCTTTCTTGCCTAACTGTGTTCTTGCCATAACGATAGATACCAAGCCCTCCGTAACCATGTCAAGTAAAAAATTGTAAATATATATTGACCTATGACTTGTCTATTGCCTCAGTCGGCTATAGCGATAACCTCCCTCGTATCCTCTATATCTCATACAGACACAGGCAACCCAATATATATTTCTTCTCTCTCGAATATGCTCTATTCGTGTGGATCAGCTATGTACTCATATCAGCAGTCTACACCACACGAACTACCAGCAGATATACAACCTGTAAATATGCACACTTTGTCCAGCACAAAGTCGTGCGACAAAGTTCTAGCATATGTACAGAACGACATATCTGTGGTGGACGAGTAGGCATATTCAGAGATCGAAAGGAGATCACAATGGAATACAACTCATACGAAATCATGTCAAAGATAGCAGAGGATATCAAGGATATGATAAAGGAAAAATATCAAATAGACTTTTGGTATAAGGATTTATCACTGGATGACCATGAAATAGATGGAGTGATAGTATCAGAAGGTGGATCTAGAGATTCATGGGGAATCACAATAGATACACAGGATAAGGATTATACAGATTATCAAATGGATATATGTATAAAAATGAAGGAGGTAAAGTAATGGACTATCAAGCAAAGATAAATGAAATGCTAGACAAAGCAGCATATGCTGAACAAGAAAAGGACTTTGAACTAGCAGAAGCATATAGATCAGAAGCACAATGGATATCATTACAACAAGACAAAGAGAATGATATCAAAGATCTCAATACAGATTTGGAGGTAGTATAATGACTGAATGGAGAATAAATCCACAAGAACTAGTAGCTATCAATGATGCTAGTAAACAGGATATGAACACATTATTTGATGATTTGTATCCAATACAACAAACAGAATTCATGCAAGGATGGTGTAAAGACAGTATCATGTATGAATGTCTAGGTGCTAGAACAGGCATGAACAATGCCAGTAGCAGAGCAGATCAAGCTAAAAGAGCATTGACTAAAGCTAATGACAATCGTGTAGACAAGAATGAAACAGAGATTGGACAGCAACAAGACTATGACAGAGTGGCAACATTCAGAGGATGGTCAGATCTTGCAGACTATTGGACTAACAGATACGACACCTGGTCATCTAAGTTTGAACTAATCTATGGTGAAACATGGGAAAAGGCTTTGGAAAACAAGAACAAAAACAAAGCAACACCATCTACACTAAGACAACCAACAGATGAGGAGCATGAAGAATTTGCAGAAAGTATTCTAAATGCAGACATCAACACATTGGTAGGTGAGGGGGTATAATACCCCCCCCAACAGAGAGGAATGGTGGAATCACCGAATGATACTAATACTAATTATCACAGTCTATGTAATGTACAAAGGAGGTAGATATGCACAGGCAAACTATTGGATTGATAGATTACCTTTTCAGAATGATCAGAAAAGTATTCATGTCAGTAATCAACGGAGTAGCTGGACTAAAATTTCAAGATAGATCAGAGTACATTGGTACATTTGTATTGATGTATTTATCTATCGGTGGTGGACTAGTAATGATGTGGATGATACTTGGACTTAATCCTACACTAATACTATCAGTTATTGCAGCACCTATTTGGATATTCATTGTATGGGTATCTAACAACCTAACAAAAGCAATCATCAATGATCGCAAAAGGAGAAAGAAATGATGGAAACAATACTAATGGCACTAGGTATATTTGTATTACTTGGTATGTGTATATCAATGATACTAGGTTTTACTGCTACAATATTATTCTATCGTGCAATCATCAAACAGGATGAGCAGCCTGAATAGGCTGCGTGTGATAGGATCTATCACCGAATCCGACATTTTGACTTTTTTAAAAAACGGAGGTTTACATGACAAGATTACCACTACCACAGGATAGTTTCACACAAGATGAACTAGATAGATTTGATGTCATCTATACAAAATACTATGAGCATTGTGATACATATAAAGATCTAGAAGATAAATGTGTCAAGCATATGTTACAAGATGGAGTAAAACTAATATACACAAATGAAATCAAAGAGATGGTTAGAGAAAGGTTTGAAGATGACAACAATCCAGAACCAGACATTCCGTAGATGTTTCAGATGTCTAGGACTAGGAGTAGTTATAGATTTCAATAATCCAGAAGCATCAGATGAATGTGATGTATGTATTGGATCAGGTAAGATAGGAGGGAATAGTGAATACCGAAGCATTAAAAATATTAAAAGCAAGATTGTGGGATCAAAGAATCAAAGTAAGAGATTGTATAAAAGATAATACAAGCCCACTTCATGTAGATCTAAATGAACTAGATGAATTATTTCTTATTGAAAATGAAATGCTAGAGGAGTTTGAGAAACTAAGAACTGCTATAGCTAAAGACATATCAACTGTAGAAGGTTGGTTAAAACAATTAGAGGAACTTAAATTTGAAACCAGATAGGAGGTAAATATGAAATGTATTAGACCAGGACATTACCAAGCAACAATACCATATGGTCAAGACCAAGTAATAATTGTGAACATTGTGAAGATCAAATCAAACTTCAAGCACAGTATTACTAAATGGAGATTGACTGTTGATGATAGTGTACTAGGTCCACAAGTTAAAAGCGATTGGGATTCTAAGAATTCAGCTATGACTGTAGGAAGAAAAGAAGTAGAGAACTTAATGTTCAAAGCTCTAGAAACTAGGATTATCAAGGGTTTTCAACTACCCAAAGATTTTTATGGAAAGGAACAATTAAATGAAGTGTAGTGCAGAAACATTTAAAGACTTAATGTGTAAAGTAAATAGGATTGCACCTAATGCAGCAGTGCAATTTGAATCAAGAGTATTTCATGGTACTCGTGAAGAAGCAGAGTTTGACAACCATGAATTTAAAAATATAAACAAGATCACTATTGAGTTTGCTGACAATACATTCTCAACTAGAGATGAAATAACAATCCATCTTGGATAGGAGGAACAATGCTACCAGCTGAACTAGAATTTGCAGTTCGCAGTGAAGATGTTTTCAATCAACATCAATCACAAATACCTGGATACAAACAGTTAGTTCGTGATGACAACAATGAACTAATTGCTATCCACAAAAATACATACAGAGTTATTACTCATATGGAAGCCTATGAAAAGGCATACGATTTTCTTCAAGAACACTTTGATACGAATGGTATGCAAGAACAACACAGACATTCTAACAATGGTTCTGTAATGGCTACTAGATTTACTCTACCAGAGTATACAGTACCATTCAAAGACACACAGATATCTTTAGAAGCTATCATGTGGAACAGTTACAATGGTATGAGATCATTTACATTTGATCTAGGTTTCTATCTATGGCTATGTATGAATGGTCTTAGAAATGTACTATGGGATATCTCATTGTCTACACAACACAAGGGTACTAAAGCTATTGAACTTAGACTACCTAATCAGTATCAAGCTCTAGACAATTTGAATACTGTAAAGAACAGTATGGACAAGTGGATGGATGAGTATGTTGATGATAGTGAACTTGAGTATCAAGTTGATAGACTATGTCTACAACCTACAAGAACAGATAAAAGCCATGTCAATCAAAATCACAAGAACTACATACTTATTGAGTACAATGATAACTATGCACAGAAGTTTGGACCTAATAAATTTAGTGCATATCAAGCAATTACGCATTGGAGTACACACTACCCTAGTGATTCAGTAAATACTAGATATGATCGTGAAAGAAAGGTTGCAAACTGCAAGTGGTTTCACTAAAACAGAATAGAGGGCAGTTATTTCATAATATATGATCTCCTTCCTCCGCATGGCTGCCCTCATCATGGAGGTATTATGGGTAAAAGAGGATGTGTACCGAAAGGTATGCTAGAAAAAGAAAGATGTATAGTTTGTAAGAAGCTATGGACTAAAGCTATGATGATAGATTATAAACTGTATACTTGTATTCGTTGTTATAATAGGAGGATAAATGGGAAACGAAAGTGAAAAGTCTTTAGAACAAGCTAGAAAGATACTAAGTAGAGTAGATAAAACAAAAAAAGTAAATCATATTGATCCAGGCTATTATATTGGTTCAGAGTTTCAAGTTATTGATGTAATAGAACAGTTCAAACTAAACCACCATGAAGCAAACATCATTAAGTATGTTGTTCGCAATCGTCATAAGAATCCTGATAATCCAGTACAGGATTTGAAAAAGGCTCGGTGGTATATAGATAGGTTAATTAATCAGTATGAAAATAGATAACATAGTTAAGAACCTAGCTTATGAAAAAAGATTACGACCAAGAAGAAATACTAAATACAATTTAAATGATCCAGTACAACGCAAAAGATGGTGGATAAAGAAGGTAACATATTTAGCTAGAGTTTGGTTTGATCGTGATATAGAATACAAACTGCGAGTAGGTTTGTTGAATGGAGATCCTTCAGCTAAGAGATTAGCTGATGCTCTCTGGAAAAAAAAATCTGATATCGAAGATATAGTTAAGAGGAAGGTAAATGAATATACAGAATCAAAAGAAAGTTATAGACAGAAAAACAGGAATCGGTGGGAGTGATGCTACATTACTTGTTGCTGGTAAATGGAAAGAACTTTATGAAATCAAGAAGGGTATCAAAGAAGAAGATCTTTCATTTGTATTACCAGTACAACTAGGTATACACACCGAATCATTCAATCGAGAATGGTTCACAGCACAAACAGATATGCCAGTCAAAGAATGTGATTGGACACTAGTACACAATCCAATAGATAAGAATGGATCTAAATGGATGATGGCTAACCTAGATGGTTTTGTGTTGAATCAAGATCTAAAAACTTTAGGTATCTTTGAAGCTAAACATACTAACATGATGACTAAAGAAGATACTATTATTGAAAAATACTATGCACAGATACAACACTATCTAGTTGTATCAAACTTAAAACAAGCATGGTTATCAGTTATCTTTGGTAATGTGAGATGGAAAGCATTTCATATTAAACAAGATAAGAAGTTTCAGAAAAAACTTATTAATGCAGAGTATCAGTTCTGGACAAATCACATACAGAAAGATGTACCACCTGATGACTATGTAGATTTTCAAACATTAGAGGAGGTAATATAATGAATGAAGTTAATGATAATAATGTTAAAGACAAGAATCTGGTTATTTGGAATCAGGCTAAAGAAACTGATCCTCGTTTCACTAAGAGGGTTTCCTTTGGAGCTAGGAGCTTTACTTCTATTGATGCTCACTATCAAATCAGACGAGCTACAGAAATCTTCGGACCAGTTGGTGCAAGTTGGGGATATGATGTCAAGTATGATACTCTAACTATGGACAACAAAGCATTTCAATTTGCTGATGTATCTATATGGGTTGGTAAACCTGAATACAAATATGGTCCAGTAAGAGGTTGTAATTTATTGGTAGATGCTAAAGGTAGAGTAGATGATGATGCACCTAAGAAGGCATTGACTGATGCTCTAACAAAAGCACTATCACATCTAGGATTCAATGCTGATGTATTCATGGGTATGTTTGATTCAAACAAATATGTGAAACAGCTTGAAGAAAAATACAAGGGTAATGTTGATAAATCAAAAGTACAGGAGGTAAATACTAATGATTAATAAAGTAATACTTGTAGGTAGAACTGGTACAGATCCAGAGATCAAGACTATCAAGTCTGGTGAAATGGCTATTATGTCTATCGCTACTACTGAGAAAGTCAGAGATAAAGACACTCAGCAAATGACTGATAAAACTACTTGGCATAAAGTAGTTACATTTGATCCTAATCTATCAAAGACTATCAAGAACTATGTATCAAAAGGTACTATGTTATACATTGAAGGTCAGATAGATGTATCACAATATACAGATAGTAATGGTAACAAGAGGTATAACACATCAATACTAATACCAAGATACTCTGGTGTTATGAAGATGTTAGGTGGTAAGAATGATAAGTCTGTGGAATCAGTTAATGATGATGCCTTACCAGATGATGATATACCTGACATACCATTTTAGTTTCCATATGGAACTGTGTAGGAAAGACATAAGGTAGTGAGCTTAATGCAATAGACGAAAGTTC